CTGATGTTTGCGCTTGGGCTTGTCCAAATTGCATAGTCACCTACACGTGGAGTTGTGACTGGGCCGCTTACTGTTGTACGTGAATCATAGCTGAATGTTGTGCTGAGTGCACCACCGGCCACGTTGGCAGATGCAATGTTGGCTGCTGCTGTGTTCAATGTGATCAAAATGTTCATTTGACCAGCTGTCAAGTTGGGACTGTTGGTTAGTACGCAATCACCTGTGAGTGTACCGTCTGTGACGCGGAACTTGTGAGCACCTTTTTGTGCAATGATGCTGCCAGTAGTAGATGAACCACTAGTAATATAGACTTGTGGTTGAATCTGTAGGCCAGCATCACTGGTTTTACCACCAACGCCACCAATGTGATAACCATTGATCAGTGTTGGGCTGATGTAACGATCGCCTTCAGGTTGTGGGTATGTTACACCAGTTTGTGATGATTGGTTTGCTATTTTTAGTTTTGCCATTTTGTTCTCCTTGTTACGGTGTTCTAGACCGCCACTTGGCTAAGTGGAACTCTGTTGAGTGTAGTATTTATGGCGTAATCAACAAAAAGCCCCTTGCGGGGCTTTATTTTTACGCTTGGTCTATGAACTTTTTGAGTTCTTCAGCCTTGCTCACAATATCCGTGCTAGTGGGGAAACTAGGCATGGTGGGGTAAGGAAGCGTACCACGATTGGCATCGTTCAGCTTGGAATGATATTCGTCGCTTAGTGCCACTCGGGTTTGGTGAATTGGCGTCACAAGAATTTCGTTAGCCATTTTGAGAAGTTCGAGACGAATCTCGTAAGGTGTTTTGCTCATAGTTTTCTCCTTTGTGTGTATGTGTGTAAACACGAGCTGTAGCTGTTGCTACAAAAATATTTATAGTACAGATAGAACCGCCAACAAAAAAGCACACCAAGGTGTGCTTTTCTGACTCCCTCTGTAACCCTGCCGAAACAGGGCTCCCGAACAGAGATTATTGGAACGACAAGTTAGCGATGCTGATTTCGCTCAAGTAGTCGCCAGCGTTACCTAGAGATGACGCTGTGTTTGTCAATTCTACGTATCCATAACGTGTCATGAAACCAACTACTGGTTCAAATGTGTTAGGATCTAGAACAACACCAGAAGACATTAGAGGAATGTATGGGCAATAGAACGCTGCTGCATCAGCCTCGCTCGAACCTTTGTATCCCACCAATACTGATGTAGAATCGTTTGCGTATGCGTTTACATAGATACGCATAGCGCCGTTCAATGTACCAACGTATTTTGTGTTAGTTGGAGCTTCGAATGTACCTTCTGTTGTACGTGCAAATGCTGAAGTAGTTGCAGATTGCAATACTGTCAATGCAGCAGGAGATACGATAGCCCAGTTACCAGCACCGCGACGTGTACGTTGAGCGATCAAGTTAGCAGAGCGGTTAATCAAAACTGCCAATGCTGCGTGTTCGTCACCAACGAATGTAGCTGTACCAGATACTGCTGATTGGTCAAATGCGTAGTCAGTAGCTGCCAATGCGCTCAAAGAACCGATGATTTCTTGGTCGATTTCAACAGTAATTTCTTGAGCCAATGCTGCCATGATTTCTGCTTCAACGTCCAAGCCGTGCATAGCTTGTGCGTCTTGAGCAGCTTCAAATGTCCAACGTGCAGACAATTTACGTGTCTTAGCTTCAACGACTTGTTTCAAGATTTGAACGTTGATACGGTTTCCAGGTACACCTTCTAATGTAGCTGTAGAAGCTGCATAGCCAGATGTAGTACCAGAGTACGCTGTTGCAATCTTGAATGGGCTCAATGCTTCATCACCAGGAACAGTGCCGGTAGCACCGTTTGTACCTGTAACGCCATCAGTGTAGCGTACACGTAGTGTGTGGATCTGAGATACTGGGCCTGTCATTGGCTGAACGCCGATGATTTCGTTAGCGATAACTGTAGGCATAACACGACGAATAACTGGCAGAATAACACGGTTAAGTGTTGCTACGTTACCAGCTGTTGTTGCGCCAGCAGTAGCGTTTTCAGCCAAATGCTTGCGTGTGTTTTCCAAAATTACTGCCATAGAGGTTCTTTTCGAACCATGTAAGCCTTCAAGCAGAGCGTCTTTGGTTTCGCCCCAACGGCTTTCTAATAATGCTTGTGTCATTTTCTTTCCTTTTTCCTTTTAGGGTTTAGTCACTTTAGCCCTGCTAGACGTTTTAATTCAAATACGTTGGTCGATGTTTCAACGTCTTGTGTATTTACGATTTTAGCAGATTTATCTCCTGTTACTTCTGAACGGCTTTCTGCAATCATTTGCTTTTGTGGAGCAACTGTTTTTGCAGCGCCATTGTTCAGAACGGCAGGTAGATACTTATCAAATGCAGATTGTAACTTATCTGTCTGCACTGATTCGAGAAGTTCGCTCATTACAGCGGCTTTCTCTTTGTTTAAAGGTTTCAACATTTCGGCAAGTTTTTGTTTGCGTTCTGTTGATTCCTTGATGATACGAATTTCGCGTTCTTTTGATTCAACTAACATGGCATTTTGTTGAGCAGTTTTACGTGACTCAGCAATAACGGCATTTTGTGTTTCTAACACTTGGCGTAGTTTTGCGATTTCTTTGTTCTCATTTAAGTGAGTAACAGCGAATTCACTAGCAAATGATTCGAATATACGACGACCAAACATGTTCTCACGAGCAATCTGGATGTCTTCTTTTAGTTGAGTCATTTCAGACTCTAGCTTAGTAGCGATTGATTCTTTAACCATGTCAGCACTACGAGAAACAAATGCTTGTTGTAGTTGGGCTAATTTTTCTTTAGCACCAGCAACCAACGCAACTTTAGTTTCAACTAGTTCTTTCTTGTCAGCTTCAAATTCAGAAATTTCTTCAGCAAGAGCTTTGATAACAAACGATTCAAGTTTAGCAATGCTATTCTCATATTGTTTGCGATCGGCACGTAGTTCTTGAATTTCTTCGCTAAGTTTAGTAACTAAGAAATTGTCAAATTTTTGTGTAGCTTCAACCATGCGCGAGTTGAACTTTGCGCGGTCTTCGGCCAATGCTTTTGTTTCTGATTGGAATTCTGCCAATTCGGCAGTTAAAGATTCTGTCACCATTTTGTCCAGAGCTTCAACCATGATTTGTTTGTCGTGTTGGTAACGTTGTGAAAACTCCTCACGCAATTCTGCACGAACTTGTTCGCGGGCTTCGTTGATACGTGCCTCGAACGCTTCGCTCAGAGCTTGCTGAGTACCTTCATTAATGATACCAGATTCCAACAACGGTTTGATAGCGTCTAACATTGGATCCATTCTCCTTTATAGTTTCAAATCCTTGATCAGGCGTTTAATGCCTTGCTCAACGTACTTTTGTACTTTTTGATCTTGAGATGCTTCTCGTGCCACCTCATATAACTGAGCACCACCACGCATGTTCATCAGGCTTTCGTAAATTGCTTTAGGATAAGCATGAGGTGCGCTGGGTTGTGCAACAATGTCCACAGTAATGATTTCAAAATCACTTACATGGCCACTGCTCTCGTTAACGTTACCGCTACCACGGCTGCTAACGCCTAACTTTACACCACTGGTCAACATTGCTTCCACAATCTTGCCACTAGGAGTAGGTAATATTTTTAGTTTGCCAAATCCACAAGGACCGTCCATCCACATGCTTTCAATCATGTGTGTGACGCGATCCAAGTTGATTTTTAAGTCATCTGGGTGATCTAACTCACCTAGTACACTATAACCACCTTTTAACTGTTCGTTGATGGTGTCAACGGCTTTAGCGATTTCGTGAACGGGATATACACGTTGGTTAGCGTTCTTCACGCCACCTTCGATGAATATCCCTTTCATATAGAGATTCTTACCTTTACCATCGCCGGAATCTTCGGATAGAACCTGCATCCCAGCTTGGTTAAACGTTAAGGTCTCTTTTAGGTACAAAGCCATTTTTATAGTCCTAATTACTTACGGCCAGTGTTTTGTTTTTGTACGCTAGTTTTGTTGATTGGGTTTGAACCATCAGATCCAACTAGTTTACCTTCAGCACCGGATTTTTTCTCTGCGCCGTGTCCAGGTTCTTTTGTTTTGAACGCTGTCTTGCCTGCATTACCACCTGGGACGTTTTTAAACTGTCCTGCACCTGGCAAGTCACCGCGGCCTTTTGTGTATTCATTGCTTGGAGCTTTGAATTGTTTACCGTCTGGGTTTTGGCTGTCGCCTTTACCGCTAACGATATTTTCGTTTGTTCCGCCAAAGTCAGCACCTGGGCCTTCAATAGACTTAGTATTCAATGTTGGAGCGTCGCCGCCTGTACCAACTGTCTTACCTTCGCCACTAGCTGGCTCTTGTTTGTAGATTTCGCCGATCTTGTCAACGTATTCTTTCATGATTTCAACTTCTGTTTTACGGCGTGTTACAGATTCCATTTTACCAGAACCGCTTTTGCCTGAACCAGATTTGCCTATGCTTGTACCGCTACCAGATTTTCCAGAACCGGATTTAGCAAATGGGTTAGCAGATTCCATTTTACCAGAACCAGACTTGCCAGAACCGCTCATGCCAGAACCCATAGTTTCCATCATGCCTTCATCTGCTTCTGCAGAACCAGAACCGCTTGTGTGTTCTTCTTCGCCGCCGTCCATGTCAAAGTCGCTTTCGCCTGCCTCGCCACCCTTGTCGTCGCCAAAGCCTTCGCCGCCTTCAGCACCTTCGTCGCCCAACATGGCTTTCAAATCAGCCAATTGTGCTTCTAGGTCATCTAGCTTGCTTGTGATTTCAGCGTGTTCGCCGGCCTCACCACCCATGTCATCGTCACCGCCGAATGTTTCTTCGTCACCGAATTCTTCGCCGTCCATGTCGCCACCGTCTAGTTCGATGTCGCCACCTTCCATGTCGTCTTCGCCCAAGCCCATGTCTTGTGCTTGGTCATCTTGTTGTGTAATGTCTTGAACGAAACCTTGAGCTTGATTTCCACCTAGCTCTTCGTCCATTAGACTTTCGTAAATGTCGCGCGATTTTTCAACCACCAATTGGTGAAATAGCGCACGAGCTGCTTGTTCGTCCTCATTAAGAATGTGCTCAATGAGTTGTTCGTATTTGTTCATTTAGGAACTCCTTTTAATTTGGCTTTGTAATGTTATTTACATAACAGCGCATATTTCAGGGTTTTATGCGTGTTTTTT